GGCAAGCGCACCCCTCACCGTGTGCGGTCTCCAGTCCAAGGCCGCGACCATCTCGTCGATGGTCGCGCCGCCCTCGGCGCGGAGCATCTCGATGAGCCGCGCCTGCTTGGTGCCCGCGCGCGTTGTGCGCGCCTTGGGCGCGGTGTCGGGTTCGGCGGGGGTGTCGGGCGCGGCTTCCACTGTCAGCGCGTCCGTCGCGCCCGCAGGCGCGGGGTTCGCGTCCTCGGTCTCGATCCCGATGGCCGCGAGGCCTGCGTCGGTGGCGATCAGCGTGACGCCGTGGCCGTCGCCGGTCTCGCGCCAGACGGGCTCGCCCTTGCGCATGTCCGCGTCGACCTCCTCGAGGAAGCCCTTGGCGAGCATCGCGCCGACCACCTTGGCGGCGGCGCCGCCGCGCAGGTTGCCGGGCAGCGGCAGGGCGATGCGGTCGTCGCGCTGTGCGGCAGAGCTGAGGATGATGGCTTGGGTATCGGAAAGCTTGATCATGGGGTCGTCTCCGTATTCGGGGCCGCGACATGCGGCGCCTTCTACGACCCCGAGCCGCGCAGGGCGCGCGGCGGGAGTTCCGGCAGCGCCGGAGATCAGAGGGCGTGCTCGCCCTCGCCGAAGGCGCTGTCGGTGATGCGCTTCAGGAGGCTGGCGTAGTGTTCGAGGGTGCCGACCATCGCCCAGCCCGCCTCGTCGGGGAGGCAGTTGAAATGGTCGTCGCTAAGCGCCTGCAGGCGGGCGAGCATCTCGTCGATCTCGGCCTTCTTGCCGACGAAGGCCGCGAGCGCGGCTTCCTTGCTCCGGCGCGCGTTCTCGGCGCGGGCCTCAAAGCGCGGGGTGGTGATCGGGTTCAGGCGGGTGGTCATCGTGGTGGCTCCGTGGTGAGTTGCATCGTCCTTCTGGAGACACGTTCCCTCTGTCCGCCGTGCTTATCAACTCGATAAGCACATGATCTGTAATGATAATCGGAGCCGTCGATGCAGGGCATGAGCGAGCGCCAGTACGCCGCGCATGTCGGCCTGTCGCGGGGCGCGATCCAGAAAGCCAAGACGACCGAGCGGTTGGTTCTGTTCGCGGATGGCAGCATCGATGCCCGGGCCAGTCATGTGCGCCGGGCTGAAACGACCGACCCGTCGAAGACGAGGAAGCCGCCGGAGCCGAAGCTCAAGCCCGTGCCCAAGGCGGCCGTTGCTGCTGTCGGCGATACGCTGCGCGAACAGGGTCTGGCGGTGCCAGCCGTTGGCGGCGGTACCACTTACCTCCAGGCGAAAACCGCCAACGAGGTGCTGAAAGCGCAGGAGCGGCGCATCCGACTGCAGAAGCTGAAGGGGGAGTTGATCGAGCGGGCCCGGGCGCTGTCGCTGGTGTTTCGCCTTGCGCGCGAAGTGCGGGACGCATGGGTGAACTGGCCCGCGCGGTCGTCGGCATTGATGGCGGCGGAACTGGGCGTGGAACCGGCCGCGATGCAGAAGGCCTTGGAAAAACATGTACGCGCCCACCTCGACGAACTTGCCGAGGTCCGGCCCGATTTCCGGTGAAACTGGCGACGACCTGACGGATTTCGACGGCGCGACAGAAATCCTGCGCACTTGGGCCGCGGGGCTGACGCCCGATCCGGACCTGACTGTGTCGCAATGGGCGGATCGGCATCGGATGCTGTCGGGTCGCGCATCGGCAGAACCGGGGCGCTATCGGACGGCGCGTACACCTTACATGCGCGAGATCATGGACCGTCTGTCGCCGGGCGACGTGATGCAGCGGATCGTGTTCATGAAGGCGGCGCAGGTCGGCGCGACCGAGGCAGGCAACAACTGGATCGGCTTTGCCATCCACCAGGCGCCGGGGCCGATGCTCGCCGTCCAGCCGACCGTGGAACTGGCCAAGCGCAATTCGCGCCAGCGGATCGATCCGCTGATCGAAGAAAGCGCCGCCCTGCGTGAACGGGTCAAACCGGCGCGATCGCGCGACGCGGGCAACACGATGCTGTCCAAGGAATTCGCGGGCGGCATCCTGATCATGACCGGGGCGAACTCGGCGGTCGGGCTGCGCTCGACCCCGGCGCGCTACATCTTCCTCGACGAGGTCGATGCCTATCCCGCCTCGGCCGACGAGGAAGGCGATCCGGTGACGCTGGCGGAAGCGCGGTCACTGACCTTCGCGCATCGGCGCAAGGTCTTCCTGGTCTCGACCCCGACGATCCGGGGGCTTAGCCGGATCGAGCGGGAATATGAGGCATCCGACCAGCGCCGGTTCTTCGTGCCGTGCCCGCATTGCGGTCACGCGCAATGGCTGAAATTCGACCGGCTGCGCTGGCAAAAGGGCAAGCCGGAAACGGCAGAATATCGCTGCGAAGGCTGTGACCAGCCCATCGGCGAACACAACAAGACGGCGATGCTGGAGAGCGGCGAATGGCGGGCGACGGCCGTTGCCGCCGACCCGACCACGGTCGGGTATCACCTCTCGGCGCTTTATTCGCCGATCGGCTGGTTGAGTTGGGAGCGGATCGTGCGGTCATGGGAAGCAGCCCAAGGATCGGACGAGGCGATCAAGGCGTTCCGCAACACGATCCTTGGCGAAACTTGGGTCGAAACCGGGGAAGCCCCCGACTGGCAGCGGCTCTACGACCGGCGCGAGCGCTGGACATCCGGCACCGTGCCAGCGGGCGGGCTGTTCCTGACCGCCGGGGCCGACGTGCAGAAGGATCGGATCGAGGTCGATGTCTGGGCCTGGGGTCGAGGACTGGAAAGCTGGCTGGTCGATCACATCGTGATCGAGGGCGGGCCCGACCGGCATGACGCCTGGTCGGAACTGACCTCGCTGCTGGACCGCTCCTGGCCGCATGAACGCGGGGCGCATCTGCGGATCGCGCGGCTCGCCATCGACACAGGTTATGAGGCCCCGGCGGTCTATTCCTGGTCGCGGGCGCAGGGGTTTGGACAGGTGTCGCCGGTCAAGGGTGTCGAGGGGTTCAACCGCTCCAGCCCCGTCTCGGGTCCGACCTTTGTCGACGCGACCGAGGGCGGCAAACGCCTCCGGCGCGGCGCGCGGCTCTGGACGGTGGCGGTGTCGACCTTCAAGGCCGAAACCTACCGCTTCCTGCGGCTGGAACGTCCCACCGAGGAGGACATGGCCGAAGGCGTGCAGCATCCGCCGGGCACCGTGCATCTGCCCGACTGGGTGGAAAGCGAATGGCTGAAGCAACTGGTGGCCGAGGAACTGGTCACCGTGCGCACCAAGCGCGGCTTTGCCCGGCTGGAATGGCAGAAGCTGCGCGAGCGCAATGAAGCGCTGGACTGCCGCGTCTACGCCCGCGCCGCCGCTTGGATCGTCGGTGCTGACCGCTGGTCCGAGGCCCGCTGGGCCGATCTGGAGGCGCAGGTGGCGGGGGATTGCAAGGACGATGGGGCGAGCGAAAAAGCTGCCGCCGGATCAATCCGTGCGGTTCGTAGTCCCGCGCGGCGCAGGTCTGTGGCGTCGAATTACATGCGGTGATCAGAAGCATGGCCTTGCGCCGACAGGGCCAATTGTCGGCGCAAGGGGCGGTCACGCTTCAGATACCACTCGCGGCTCATAGCATCCGTTCGCGACGGCAGGCGCTCGGCATAGATCAGGCACCAAGCTAGGCCGCGTGTCGACTTAGCACCGGTGCCCGAATTGTGCTGGGCCAGGCGGCGTTCGAGATCGAGCGTCCAGCCGACATAGGTGCGATAGCCGCCCGGGGCGTCGCAGGCGAGGACATAGACGAACCCGGTCATTGGGTTACGGCGCGCAGATTAACCTGCCAGCGTGCGCTGGACGATCTTCGGATCGGCGGCAATCAGCGCCAGCAGCACGCGGGCAGGACCTTCGGGGTTCCGTCTGCGGTGCTCCCAATTGAGGAGTGTGGCTTTCTTCACGCCGATGCTGCGAGCAAAATCAGCCTGCGACAACCCGGTCTGCGCCCGGATCGCCTGAACGTCCGGATCGGGAATCTCGATCTCGTGGATGATGCCCGAGGTCTCGCCGCGCACGTGGGCAAGGGCGTCTTTCAGGCCTTGTTCGATGCTCTTGAACGCTTCGGTCATCGCTTGCTCCTGTAGGTTGCGGATAGGACCTCGCCAAGGGTCTTGACCGCCTCGGTCTCGGTTTTGGTCAGGTTGGCCTTCTCGTTCTTGGCGAAGACGGTGATCAGAAAGACCGGCGTTCCGTCGTCAGGACTGAAGAAGTGGATCACCCGATACCCACCGCTCTTGCCGCCGCCGTCACGTGCGAAGCGGAACTTCCGCACGCCGCCACCGATCGACACACCGGTCATCGGATTCCGCGCGACAAAATCGATCAGTTCCAGCCGCTCTGCATCACTCATGATGGCGCGGGCGCGGCGCTGGAATTCGGCGGTTTCGACAACGGTCACGATGGTCATAGGCTTAGATATACGCCAATGGCACATATGTCAATGACGCATGGAAAGCAACCGTCATGCCCACAACTGCAGAGCTGAAGACTCGCCGCGATGCCTTGTCAGCGCAGCGCTCCAGCGGCGTGGCGCGCGTGAGCTACGACGGCAAGGCCGTCGATTACCGCAGCATCGCCGAGATCGACCGGGCCATCGAGGTGCTGGACCGTGACATCGCGACGGCCGAGGGGCGCAAGATCATCCGGCAGGTGCGCGTGATCACCACCAAGGGACTGTGACGCATGGGCTGGTTTGACGCCTTTCGCCGCCGGGGCACCGGCGGCCCTGCGTCCTTCGGGCTTACGCCGCCCCACCGGGGCGACGGTCCCTCCGGACTGCGCGCGCGGCTGGAAGGGGCGATGTCGCAGCGCCGGTTGCGGGGCTGGCAGCCGCCGCTGGAGAACATCAACTCGCTGATCGCCTCGGGCGGGCCGCGTCTGTTGGCGCGATCACGCGAGTTGGTGGTGACCAATGGTTATGCCGCCAATGCCTGCGAGGCCTTTGCCTCGAACCTGGTGGGCGACGGGATCAAGCCGTCGTCGCTGATCGAGGATCCGGCTCTGCGCGACCAGGTGCAGCGGCTTTGGCTCGCCTGGACGGATGAGGCCGATGCGGACGGGCTGACCGATTTCTACGGCTTGCAGGCCATGGTGGCGCGCGAGATGTTCGTCGCGGGCGAATGCTTCGTCCGGCTGCGCCCGCGCCGGGCCGAGGATGGGCTGCTGGTGCCGATCCAGCTGCAATTGCTGCAATCCGAGATGCTGCCCTTCGAGAAGACCGAGGCGGCGGCCAACGGCAATCGCATCCGCTGTGGCATCGAGTTCGATGCCATCGGCCGCCGCGTCGCCTATCACTTCCGCCGCCGCCATCCCGGCGACAGCACCGATCAGGGATTCGTCACACCCGAAACGGTCCGCGTTCCGGCTGGGGACGTTCTGCACATCTACCGCCCCATCGACGCGGGCCAAATCCGTGGCCTGCCGCATGTTGCACCCGCCATGGTGCGGCTGTTCCTCCTGGATCAATACGACGACGCCGAGCTTGACCGGAAGAAGACGGCAGCGATGTTCGCGGGCTTCATCACCAAGACCGCACCCGAAGAGCAGCTGATGGGCGAGATCGAGGCGACCGATGACAGTGGTGCCACTGTAAGTCTGGAACCCGGCACGCTGCAGGTGCTGTTGCCGGGGGAGGATGTGAAGTTCTCCAGTCCCGCCGATGTCGGTGGCGGTTATGAGGCGTTCCAATACCGGACGCTGTTGTCGGTCTCGGCATCGCTGGGGCTGCCCTATCATCTGGTGACCGGCGATGTGCGGCAGGCCAACTATTCGTCCTTGCGCGCCGAACTGGTCGAGTTCCGCCGCCGCGTCGAGCAGTTGCAGCATGGGGTGGTGGCGCATCAGCTCTGCCGTCCGGTCTGGGCGCGGTGGCTGGAAACGGCGGTGCTGTCGGGGGCGCTGGACCTGCCGGACTTCGCCCGTTCCCCCGCACGCTATCGCCCGGTGAACTGGATCCCGCCGCGTTGGGACTGGGTCGATCCCCTGAAGGACATTCAGGCGCAGGTGCTGGCGATGGAGGCGGGGATCATCTCGCGCCGCAAGGTGGTCGAGGCCACCGGCTACGACGTCGAGGAAATCG